CTGGTTGCTTTGAGCAAACGAAATCAAAGAAGTTGAAATAATAAATATCAATAAAATTAGTTTTTTCATGTCAATCGGTTTTTTAAAGTGATTCCATAAACGTTAATATTTGGGCTTGTACCTGTCAATGTACAATAGATTGTTGATGCACCGGCTGCATAGTCAGTATTTATAACCATTGTTTCCACTTCCGAAAGGTCTGCATCTTCGGCTGTTTCACCAATAAATATGTCGGCTAATTCAGAACCTCCAACGGTTATTCCTACCTTCAATTCAATGCCAGTTCCTGAGTTCCATTCGGCTGTTAATGAATGAAGCAAATACCCGGCTGTAATTGCAAAAGTGAAATCACTTGTTGCGTTTAATTTTTCAAGATTTATCATTTTTATAGTTGTTTCTCCATCACAATTAAAACCAATGTCATGAGTATTTATTCCTAAAATTGCGGATTGTGTTAAATCCATTGAAAGTTCAACCAGGTTAACCTTGCTATTTGAAATAGAAGGTTCTGAATTACAAACAAACTGCACTGGCTCAACTTCAAACACGTCATGTGCCTGCGCTAAAATTAACAATTCAGCTAAATAAACTGGTATGTTTTCGGTTTGGAAAGTAAAAATTCTGAATTTATTTTCTTTGATTTTAACCAGTTCGTTTTGATTGTCGAATACTTCCGATTCTCCCCCCGTCTTATAATCTTTGAATTTTGCTTTTACGTAACAATGATTAACGTAAGCCTGTGCGCTTGCAGTTGTGTAGTCAAATTCAAAGTTATTATTTACAGAAGGGGCGTCTAAATTAAACCAATTCAATTTTCTGTATTTGCTCACGTCTGCAAGCACTTCAAACGGCTCCGAAATGTAGCCAGTTGTTTCACTTTCTGCCGTCATATACCCGCTTAATTCGCTTGCTGGAGTGTAAACGAAATCGTGAATTTTAAAGTCAGCATAGGTAGTAACTTCCGTAACTGGAATATTTGTGGGAGTCATTCCGTACTCATCCCACAAAGTCAAAACAACGGCTGCAGTAAGTCCTGAAAGTATCTGAATGTTTATAGCCTCGCCAACTTTGAAAGTCTGACAATATGGCAAAGCGTTCCCATCCATGCAATCCACGTCAATTGAAAGTGTGTTGTCGAAGTGAGGCAATTCACCGTCAACGATTGCAAACCTGATTGAATTTGCTTTACTTATTACTATGTCGGTTGTTTCCATTAGCTTAATTCAATAGGTGTAACTGCATCCAAATTTACTTTAATTAACTCAAATTCTGCCATCCCGTCCTCGTTATTTGTCTTTAAACTTTTAATCCATCCGTATTTATCGCTGTCAAGTTTAACAATCCCGTTCATATTAGCGTCTAATCTTGCTTTTTCAGCTATTGTGATAGGTGCTTTTGCCGTGTAAATTTCATTAAACCAAATATTTTGATTCAATTTGTTAGCCAATATGTCAGCGTTTTCACTTACCGGGCTTGTTTCAGTCGTTAATTGAGTGCTTAAAAGCGTGTTTTTGTCTGAAGTTTGCCACCTTACATAAGTTCCCAAAGCCTTTACTAATCCTGCTTTGATAACGTTTCCCCACCTTCTTATCATTCGAGCAGGCGAAAGCAAAAGATTAAATGAAAGGTCGGCATAAATAGTTCCTGAAACTTCATTAAAACCCTGATTTGTTCTGGCTGTGTAAGTTGATCCTGATTTTACAGCGTCAACCAGGAAAATATCATCATCGCCTTTTACGTCCTCTGAAATATCGTAAGTTGAAACTCCATCGCTATCAACTGCTTGCGGTGCTTTTAAAATTAGTCTTATTCCTTGATTGTCTGCCCGATAAGGTGAAACGATATTCAAAACATTCTTTATTCTTTTGATTTCAGTTGTAAAAATTGATTTTACGTTATATTCAAAAAGCCCTCCAGTCTGCTCATATTCAAACGAATTATATCCGACCTGAATTTCATTATAAAACATATCCGGACTTACTGCCTTTCCGATGTCCTGCGTTCTTATCCGGTCTGAAATATCAATTATTACGTTTTCATTATAGAAATATTCTCTTTGTTCTATTTGTACTTTCTTAGTTGTAACCCCACCCACCTCTAAATCAATTATTGACATTCCAAGATTGTAGATTGAAGAAAGCGATTGGAAAAGGTCAACAAATTTAACTGGAATCGTTGTCCGTCTTGTAAAATCATACGGAACTCTAAAAAATCGCCCTCTTATAACAAATCCAGGCACGCCCTCAGTATCATAAACATTCAAAGGCGTATCATCACGCCCAAAGAAAAGAGAGTAGAATGGGTTTGTTTCGCCTGTTAAAATTTGACAGCAACTTAAAAAAGCCTCATAATAAGGGAACCCGTAAACGTTTATTTCTGGTGTACCTTCGTATGTTTCAGAAATTACCAAGTCAATTGAATCATAATTGAAGTGTGAAAGTCCGGTTGTTGGGTCAATTTCGCCTATTAACATGGCTGATTGACCTTCTAAAAGAGTAAAATTGTGGTCGATTGCAAGGCTAAATGAGCCTGCCGGGCTGTCTGGCATTGGCGAAAACAATCCTAAATCAGTATATGTAATGCTGTCTTCCTCAAATATTCTTACAATAATTCCTAAATAGTGGACGTTCAAATCTGTAAATGTAGCCTGAATATTTCCTGAAACATTTATAATTCTGTCAATTTGATTTTGGTAAAAGAAACTATTTGCTTTATTTGTGATACTCGCTCCTGCTGTTTGCTCCTGCATTTCTGAAAAGTCAGGCGTTCCGCTAACTGCAACGGGTAAAATATGAGGCGATGTTGTTATAAATCCAGCAACATTTTCAATCAGATTTCCAGACCTGTCAATGGAAGTATCCGGCATCTTTACATATTTATTGGCAAAGTCCGCAATCGGCACACCGTCAATAGAAGTAAGGTTTAATAAATCAACTTCTACACTATCTCGGTTGTAAATCTTTTCGTTAAATGAATTGTCAACTATCCCAACTTTTACGCCTGTTTCTGAAATATCGTAAGTGCCAAAGTCTATTTCTGCCGTGTGATATTCTGAATAGGTTTGTGTTGCCTTGTCGAGCATATTAACTGTGAAAGTTACCAGGCAATCAATGCCCTGATTTTCATAAGCCGATTGTAAATAATCTCTACCGTCTTTAAAGAATGTCAATTCCTTAACTGAAATAGAACGTGAAACACCGTGATAAGTTTCTGAGCGAACATATTCAACCTCGTTTTTAATCCATCCATCGGGTGCAATCTTCAATTCGAGTGTTCCAAGTGAGGCGTTATTCAAATAGAATCGGTACTTTTTGGAAGTTCCTAAGTCATTATTCCTTTGTAATATGTCTAATTGACTGCTCAATGTAGTTTTACGTTTTTATATTTCTGCCAATAGTCGCCTTTTCTTGCTGTTAGTTCCCTCTTTTCTGCGCTGTAATGCCATTCTGTTTTGTTCTGAATAGTTTTCACTATCCTATCATTTGAAGCCAATAGAGGTTGTAAATTTACGCCTATCCTATCCCTTCCTTGCATCAATCGTTCTGTTTCTTTATTTGAGTAAATCCTGGCACCTTCTAATCCTGTTATCATAGTAGGTTTATCTACCATCATCATTTTACCATTCTTTTCAATCAACTCTCTATTTGCTTCACCCGCTATAAATGCTTTCGGTGAATTAAACCTCCCTTTTGTACCTCCTTTGAATTGAGGGACTGGAGTAGATAAAATGGCTGCTAATTGAACTCCTGCCAAAGCCGCTGTAAATGCCTCTGCTATGAATGATGCCGGTGGTGGTATTGTCAATGCTGCAATTAAAGCACCCGCAAAGTTTATGGCTGCATTAAAAGACGCCTGTTTTTTAGTTTGTTTTGCCTGCTCTTGTTTTAATGCTTTTTCTTTGATCGCATATTTTTGATTTATGGAATCTTCTTTTTCTTTGTTTCCTTTCGCTAATCCTAGCTCCCATTCTTTTTGAGCCGCTAAACTTGTGGTTTCTTCGTTTATTCTATTTTGTTGTTGGTCGAGTTCTAATTGTCCTAAAGCGGCAAATACATCAACACTACCCTGTAAAATTGCCCTTGTTTTATCTGCTTTTTCTTGTGCTAATTTGATAGCATCATCTGCGGCTTGTTTTTCTTTTTCTGCAATTGCGTCTGCTGTTTCTATGCTATTCTGTAAAATAATATCATTTGCTTCTTTTGTTGCTGTAACTTTTGCGTCTTTTGCTTCTTTATTCGCTTTATTTTCAGCATCAATAAGATTCATTTCCTCATCAAACCAAGCCTTATCGCCCGCCAATAAGTCGGCATTCATTTCTTCGTTTATCTTTGTGATTTCTTTTGCAGATTTATTTTTCTGTTCAGTTGATTTTTCAATTGCTTTTTCCTCTCTTAAAAACTCTTTAATAAGTCTATTTTCAAGCATTACCAACTCTTCACCACTTCGTTTTAATTCATTTTCAGCGTCAATATTCTTTTCGATTGCGGCGGCTATTCTATTTCTTTGTTCTGGTACTATCTTACTTGAAAGTTCAGCTAATCTTAAACTTTCCTTTTCAGATTCGGTAAGGTTTTTTAATGCTTCATCACGTTTATAATAATCAGTAACAACAAACCCGCTTGCCGCCTGTGTAGTTGTTACAAGTGAATTTAACTTTTCCTGAATGGCAAAACCCTCTTGAATCCTGTCAGAATATTTTTTATAATTTGAAACGAAGTCTTGTATTTCGTCTTCTCTTAATTTTGAAATTTGAGCAGCATTCTGTAATTCGTTATCAATTGCTGTTTCGGTTATTTCTTTTGTTTCATCAAGTTTTAATTTTTCAAGCCTGATAATTTCTTTTATAGCAGCCTCCCTGTCTTTTAAATCAAGCTGTCTGTTTTTTGCAATTACTCTCTGGTCAATTATTTGCCCTTCAATTGTTTTTGTAATAATGCCAAGCGAACGCTGCCTGTCCTCAATTTCATCCAATACATCAGCATACCTTTTGCCTTCTTCAAAGGCGTCTTTCATTCCTTGAATTAAGTTTGTAAAATCTGTGTTTGCAATTGCGCGGGCTAAGAATCCAAAAGACTGTTTTAAACCTTCAATATTTCTGGCAAATACATCCCCAATTGCATCTGTGCTTGAAATTATTGACTTAAACGCCTCCATTGCCCCAATACCAATGCCAATAGCGGAGGCAAACCCTAATAGTTTAGTCCCAACTCCTTTTAATGCGCTTCCATAATTACCAACGTTTCTTTGATGATTACCAATTTCAGCATCATACTTCTTTAATTGAGTTTGATTTTTACCTATTTGAGTAGTTAATTTTTTATATTCCTCAGTACCTTTTTTTGTGGTTTGGTCTAACTGATTGCGTTTTGCTATTAATGCTGATGTTTGGTTTTTAAGGTCTTGAATTGATTTTACTTCCTTATTTATTGCAGCGGTCATTTCCCGCTCTTTGGTTTCCTGTTTTGCCAATACAGCAAGTCCTTTATTCCTTTGGCTATCTAAAGCCTTTGCCGCTGAGTCTTGCTCTTTCTTAATCTTAATCGCTTCCTTTTCAACTTCATTAGTTTGCTTTTGTGCCTTTGCAATATTCTCGGTAGTTGCAGGAACTTTAGCCAAAACAGTATTTGTCTGCTCAATAGATTTCAGAAACTTGATAAGCGTTTCATCAAATTTACTGATAGCTTTATCCCCGGTTATAATTCCGTCAATCGCCTTTTGGCTTATTATTTCATTGATTTCAGCCATTAACTTTGTTTTTTTCTAATTGATTAACCTTTAAATCGTAATTCTTTTTCAGTTCCCCGAATTGATACAGCGACATACCACCGTTAAACCCTGAATCCATAAAAGAAAACACCCCCGAAGCGTACTGAGCGAATGAAATTGATTCACGTTGTACCACTTCTTTAGCCATATATAGCTGATTGTATTTGTCCTGTCTGCGTTTGATTTCGTTTGCAAGTTTAACCAGGTCTTTCGGGCTGTTTATTTCAATTCCTGTCATTTTTAAAACACTTGAGCAATAGTAATCAAAACTCATTCTATGTTTTATGTCGGCTTTTGTGAACACTTGCATAGTATCTTTTAAAGCGGCTTCCTGAAACGCAAACCAAAGAGCATCATAAGTAGTTGACAGTTGTAATATTTTTCTGTAAGTTAATATCCTTGATTTTTCTTTTGTCAACTCCCCATTCATTTCATTGACATTGACAATCTTTTTAAAGTCTGAAAAGAATTTATCTATTCGCTTTTTGAACCATTTAGCAGGCAAAGGATTGTACCACATGCGCAAAAGATTGAGGTTTTTAGTGTCCTCAATAACCGTGTATCGGTCAATGTTGCAGGTATGGAGCGTTCTAATCATTTTATTTCACGTTCAAAATAATCAATTAAAGCCCAAAGCATTTTTATAAATTCTCTGAATGACATTGTACGGTCGCCGTTTCTTTTGTAACGCTCAACCATTTCCTTTAATTCTGAATTACTAACTTCTTTGAATGCCATTAGTTTAATACCTCCTGTTTGTAAATTACTCCCAATAAACCAGTTGTTATTTCTTGCGCTCTTGCTTGGTTTTCTTTACCTATTCCGAAAATATCCTTTGAATATTTAGCCTCTAAAGATGAAGTTTTCCAATCTTCTGAGCTAATTGTGTAGGCTTTTGATTGGTATTTGATAAACATTGCCCGGTAAAAGTCGCCCGTATCTCTTAAATCAGGAGTTCGAAAACCTTTTACAGCCGCATATGAGTTTGAATAAAGAGGTTTAATTGGGTTTCCGTTTGCCAATCTACTGTTATGAAGCTGCTTTTTATTCAAGTCCACAAGATAAGGATTGCCTGAAACAACCGATTCTATTTTCTTGTCAAGTTCTGAAACGAACTTATTTGAGCGTAGTCTTAATTCATGTATGGTCATTGGTTTCGGTTTTAAAATGAATGCCCGAAGTATGTCCGCTCCGAGCATCCATATTGTTAACTACTCTTTTTTAGTCTTGCTCGGTAGCTTCCCACCAAGTTTAACATATCGTTCCTCTGCTGTCAGCTTATCGCTTGAGCAGGCGTGTTTGTGCCACTTCTTGAAAGTATCAAAACTTTCCATCTTAGCGGCAGAAACATTAACCATATATTTGTCAGTAGTTCTGTCCATGATTTAGCCCCCCACAATTTTAACCTCTCCTGAGGTATATGTTATGTAAGTGGTATCATCATCTTGAACCTGTAAAAATACGGTGTCAGTTGCGTCAAGGTTTGCCGGTGTACCGTCATTGTCCTTTTTGATTGTCAATACGTACTCACCCAAAGCCGCTCCCGTAACGTCAACCGCTGTAACTACTACTGTTGGTGTTGCGTTTATTGAACGCCTGATAGGAAAGTCGCCGGCAGCCGCTCCAGTTGTAAATGGTGCATTGCTTCCGATTTTAACTACTTTCAAAGTAACCGTTCCAGTAGCGTAAGGTGTTTTAACCCATGCTTTCAAGGCAACCGGAACATAATTCAAAAAGTCATCCATTGAAAAGTTGAAATCCTGAACGATAACAGCGTTTTCAAATTCGCGATAACTGTCAAAGAATGTGTAAACTGGAAAAGAATTGTTTTTGTCCTCTGGTGGCAAACCTACATTTGCATCCAAAGTAACCCGGAATCCTTTTAAAGTTCCATCGCCTTTTCTGGTTGCCCAAAAAGTACCGTCATCAAAGAATGGGAAATATTCAAAATCAGAACCTTTTAGATTGTTGATTTGAAGGTACTCTTCAATGTTTGAGTTTAAGTAAATCACACCGGAAGGAATCGGGTTGTTGTCTTTATACTTTTTGCCCGTTCCTGGTGCGCTGTTGATTGTTGGCTCGTCTGTCGTATTCGTGAAGAAAAGGAAAGGCAATGGAAGTGCTGTTCTTACTGCGCTGTCATCGTCTGCAATAGCTGTATGCCATGCAGCAAGGCTAACAATAGTAGCATCTGTCCATGTGCTGTTTTTCTTCTGAATTACGGCTCCAACCATATTTTTAAGAAGGTGTTTGCATCCGCTTAACCCTCCGAAATTTGCATCTATGCAGCTCATAATTTTATTTTTTTAACAAGTTTTAAATAATGTAATTTTCAAATTTTTTATTTCAATAGCATCTAAAAAGGCGCTCATTGTGTTTTGTTCTTCTGCCGGTGTTGAAGGATAAAAGAAAGCATCTGTTTGCTTGTATCCTGACTCAAAATTGATTCCGAAATACTTATTGTACTTTGAGTATTTAAAGAAATTTGCAACCATCGGATATAGTGTTACTTTATAAACATTTTCCAGCCTCTGAGCGGTTGTGTAATTCTTTTCAGTACTCATTAAAAAAACAATCGTACAATCGTAATCAATATCACCCGATATTTGAACATCACCTTCTAAACCTGACGTAATAAGACAAAGGCACGGGTAGCGTGTGTTTCGCGTTGCAGGGTCATTGTATTGCTCCAGCAATCTCTGCTGTATCTCTTTCAACGAGCCATACAAATAGTTAACTCCCATAGAAGTCGCCACCGTGCCTATTGCCTCATATACTGTCATATTCCGTACATATTAATTTTACCTTTTGGCACAAATTGCCAATGATAATAATAGTCTGAACCTTCTTCGATGTTCTTGAATTGAATAAATCCATATAGCTGATTATACAAATCCACCCCTTTATTATAGGCGTGTACTAATTTTCTTGTAAGGTTTTCGGCTGCACCCTCTGCGTTCTGAGCCTGCGCCGCAAACTCTCCTGCTGAGGTGTTATAACTGGCTAAATCACGTAAAGCATAAAAGAAATAGAAATATGGTAGCATTTCTTTAATTCCTTTTACTTCGGTTAAATAGCCATTTGAAGCCGTATAACTTCCACCGTTTAACAATGCTGCGTACTTTGCATCGGTTGGCGCAGCCTTTAAAAGTGTGTATAATTCAAACCCCAAAAGGTCTTTCATTATATCATCTTCAATAGGCGTTGCTTCCTCAGTAAAGTTTAGCAATGCTGACGGGTCAATTAATATCTCCCCTACAAGTTTAGTTTTATCTGTATAAAGAGCCATTTTATTTACTCATTTCTGAATGAATACCAACATTGGAACCAAGCCGCCTGTGCTGTCGCTGAATTAGTAAACGTAACCTTTAAATAACTATAATTAAAGTCATTTATTTTCGTAAACTGTGTATTCGTTGAAGCGTTGCTATTGGCGATTGTATCCAAATTAGTGAATGTAACCCCATCGTTTGAACCCTGAAAAAATATGTTCTGGGTTACCGTTCCACTCACTTTAGTAGTCTTAAGCTGAAATTCCATATCCATAACTGTTTCGCTTTTTATGCGAAATAAATATGTAACTGTTTCGCTTTGCAGAATTGTGTCGGCTGAACTCCAGAATGTTCCTTTGTTCGGTCCGGTTGTCAAGTCAACTGTCTGTGCCTGGATTACAACTACTGCAATCAACATGGCAAAAATCAATATTACTTTTTTCATTTCTTTACTTCTTTTTTAGTGAATACAGCTTCTCCCTTTTTTACCAGCTTGTCAGCGTGTGATTTGCTCACCAAATACTCATTACCCGGTTTCAGGTTCTTTGAATTAGGTGCTCCCAACACGGTAACATAGCCTTCATCAAGTTTCTTTGCCATAATTAAGCTCCTTTCTGTAATAGACCTTTAACGGTTGCAATCACACACTTAACCCAAGCAGCCTGGGAAACAGTAGGAAGTTTCAAAAGTGAAAATACTTCTCCAACAATTGTTTCTTCGTTTTCGTAGAATTGAGTTCCAGTAACACCACGCCTTACAATGAAGTTTGAGTGTTGCTCTTTAATCAATGTCGAGTTACCAACAATCAAAGTTCCTGACGCAACTGCCGTTGAAATAAACGGAGTTAAGCCGTGAAATGCAACTGATTCTGGCAAGAAAGTTTGGTCGCCGTCTGCATTTTGAACCAACATAGCCAAAGCGGCATCACCTGGATTAATCAATACGATGTCTGATTCGTAGTTATTGTCAGCGGCTTGCAATTTACCTGCTGCAATTACATTAGAAACGTTAGGCTCAATTATCTGGTCGTCAAATGCTGATGCTGAATAAGCAGGGGCATAAGAGATAATTGCTGCCTGAATGGCTGCATTCCAAGTCCTGATAACTTGCTGTTCAAACATATCAATAATTTGCAATAACAATTGGTCAAAATCCATTGCCAATTCTTCTGTAAATTCAATACGCCCTGCATATTTGATACGGGTTGCAGTTTTCCAAACAAACAATTTGTCGGTCAGTTTCTTTTCTGCACCTTCTGCAACGGCTCCCAAAGCATCTGTGCTTTCGGTTGTTTGTTCTTTCCAGCGTAAAGTTTGAGGTACTTTAGCAACTTGCCTGCCACCAATGGCATCAACAATAAAGTTTTTAGGGTATTGAATAACCATGATATCGAGGTCATCCATTACGTTCACGTTATTGATTGCGCTTGCGCCTGTCAATACGTTTGCAGCGGTCATCATTGCTGAGGCTCCACGTTTTGCTTTAAATTCGATTTCCCAGGGAGCGTTTGTTTGTTTTGCTCTTAGGATTTCGTCTTTCTTTTCCATCAGCTTTTCTTTCAGCCTGTATTTTTCGTCAGTTGAAAGACTGCGTTGTGATTTCTTTTCCATGTCATCAACTTTTGAAGCCAATGAGCGGATTACGCCTGCAACTGTTTCGCTTTCTTCAAAGCTGCCCAATTGAGTAGCGATTGTTTCGAGTTCTTTCTTTCTGGTCACGGAGTCAGCCTGAAACGCTTGCTCGATAGCTTCACCCATCGACCCTAAAAAAGAAAGCTCCTGTTCGGTTGGTTCCTTTGTCATTTTGGAACGAACGATTTTAAGAAAATCTTCTTTTTTCATTTTGTTAGAATTTATTAATTAAATTATTTATAAGTGAATTATCGCTTTCAGGTTTTGACTTCTCGATTTGAGTTTTCAAAGCCCTCTTAACTTCAATTTGTGCGCTGATGTCCTGAGGAACCGGAGCGAATGAAAGGCTCGAAGGTTCCCAAAGGTCAGCATAATAAACAGGTATTTCACCCTCTTTGCGTTCAATCGTGTAGTTAATTACATCGCCTTCAATTGAAACGGTCTTTATAATCTTATTAACTACATCATTTTTCAATTCATCATCGGCACGGCTTCCAAACTTTACACGGGCAACTAATCCGCCCTCTGTAAATTCATAACCTACTGTTATCCCAAGTTGGTTCATTGCCGACTGCTCCCATGGGTGGTTGTCGAACAAAGGCAATCCACTATCCAGACGGTCTGTTTTAATGTTGGTAGCTTCTGTTCTTAATACCTGATAGAAATATTCATCATTTTGGTATGAATATCTTAACTGTTTATTTTCTTTTGGAATTGCAACGGCTTCAAAATCCCAGTCCGTGCCATCGGCAACCGGAGTAATTAAAGCCCTGCAAATTTGATTGTCTTGTTTATTTTTAGTTTCCATAACTGTTAATTATTTCATCTGTTATCGGTGTTACTTCCGCCTTTGGGTTTATTTCTAAAATAGCTTTTAAGTTTTCCAAAGTCAATTTCTTTAAATTCTCGGCGTCGGTTTCATTTTGAACCAAAGCGGAAACCATTGAGCTATCAAATAGTATTTTGTTTCCCGTCTTTGATATTCCAAACATCTTAGTAAGGTTTTCACAAACTGTTTGAGCCATTGACAAAAGCCCGTTTTCCCATACGTTGCGCTCTGCATTTTCCTGATTATCGTAGGTTGACTGGTCGTTTCTGGGTACTAAAACTGGAGGTATTTGTAAAACTGAGGCAATTTTAATGGCATTTTCCAAAGTTTCTTCCAACGGTGCCAGCTCTGCAATTGTTGCCAGCGTCTTTACAAACTCAATCGGCACTCCTGAAATCCCCCAAATATTACGCTTGCCTGTTAGCCCGTTGCGGTTGTTTATGTCTGCTAAAATGTCATCACGTTTATTGCCGTCCATTATTGCAGCTTCCAAAGCCTGATTGGTTCCAGTTGTTGACTTCTTAGCTAAATATCCAGCAGCCCCGTTGTTTGCATATACGTTGTAACGTGCTGAATATACTGCCAGTAAAGTATCAATAGACTTATTTGCGCTCCAAAGTGGTGAACGTGCCAACACATAAGAATCGTTACGCCTTATTGAGTTGTAATTGTGAATTACTACATTAGCTTTATTTATTTCGCTTCTTGAAACTCCGCCCTCATTGTAATAAACTGACTTGATTAATTCATTCCAGTTAGTAACATTTAGCATTGAAATGCCTGAAATCTCATTCAATAGAACTAAATTAGGCTGCAAAACATCCCACCGGCTTATATTATTTACGTTTGGTGGCTTGCTGTAAGTGCCAGGAACGCCAAGATAGTTGATTGCGTTCCCGTCTGCAATCAAAGAAAAAACATAATTGTAAACCAAATCAGAAAATGAAAACAAAGGATTAATCGAATCGTTTATAAACCTGTTTAATTCGGTTGTTTGAATTTCAACCCCGTTTTTGTCAGCTATAAAAAACCTCAATTTACTTATCCTGTCAGCATAGAAATCAACTGGAAAGTATATCTCAGCTACTGAGTTGGCGAGAGTGAAAGCATTTTTGTTAGATAGCTTTTCAGGAATGACAAGATTGCCAATGTTTTTTATCTCCCAATTTTCGAGGTCATAAACTTCTGTGCCTGTTTGTCCGAACCAATACTTTAGCCTATCTATTACGCTCACGTTTCTATATTTAGAACGTAGCAATATTAATATTTTGTTAATTATTAAACAATAGCAGGTAAACTATTGCAAAAATCAGAGTTATAAAGTGTTGAAAATTAGTATTGTTTTATCGTTTTGGGTTGCAAATTATTTAGAAGTTTAATTAAATGGTCGGCTTGTGCTTCTGGGACAGCCTCAGATAGTGGTACGAAATTATCCGGATTATCTTCCATGCTCTTATTCCACTCCCGAAATGCCTCCGCTAATTCATCTCTAGTAAATGTTAATTGTGTTTTCATGGTTTATTTTGTTTTATTTCAATAAATACAATCAAAAAACTATTATAATTCTCTTTTGCCCTTAACTTTTTCCACCTATAAATCGTGCTTTCATCAACTCCGACAATTTTTGCAGCCTGACTGACTGACAAAAGAGGGTAGCTGGTGTTTGTTTTTAGGTCGATTATTGTCATCGTTTACTCAATCATATTATCTATTCACTCATTTTGCTCCCGTGTTCGTATCGTTAGAATTGCGTTTCATGCTATAATAAATCTAATTCCTTTTCAAGACCGTTTATCTTATCTTTTAACTCACAAACAATCAGTTTGCCTATCACTTTAAACAATGATGACGGTACCTCTATCCTGTCATCAATACCGTTAAAATTCAGATAAGAGGTTCTAATAACAACGCCTTCAGATTGTGTATAATTAGCCCTTTTTAAATCGTCTTTTAGCCTTTCGATTAATTTAATTATTTCGTTGGCTTTTATTGCATTTTCTTTTGTCATAGTTTCATTGTTTTATTATTTGTTTACTCAATCAAATTACCATTCACTCATTTTGCTCCCGTGTTCGTATTGTTAGAATTGCGTTTCATACTTTCTCTTTTTATCTTTTCATTAATCGCGTCTGCAATCCAATCACCAACCTTATCTTGAAATAAGTCAGCTTCTTTAAAATTAATTGTACCATCTTTTTTTCTGAACATATTTTGAATGTACCCGTATCCTCTCATTTCTGCCAACATTTGACATCCCCCGTTAGAATCATTTATCCAAAAATATTGACCCCCGTATTTATCATATGTTACTTTACCGTTTATTAAATCTCTTATTTCCATTGTTTTTTTGTTTTACTGTCCAAATATTGTCTTGTGGTACTTCAACTTAATGATGTGTGCAGCCGAGCAAAGCACGTCAATAGCATCTATTCTATGTTTGTTATTCCCGTCTTTCAGGTAGCTTGTGGCATCGCTTATGAATGCTGAATAGTCTGGATTGCTTTTGTAGTTTGTATCAAATACAAAGAACTTTTTAACGAACTCGTAATGGCTTAAAATCCTGACTTCTTTATTGATTGAACTATTGAAAGGTACAAGGTTTACATTTGCCGGAAGCCTTTTTTTAATCAATAGAACAGCTGCCAATCCCACCCCGTTACTCTCGTAAAATGATGCTTCAATACTATTTTCAATTGTCCTGCTTACTATCCTTTCTGTGTTGGCTTCTATTCCATCTGTTGAATGAATTACGTCTTTTACATAGCAAACTATCCGCCCGTCTATTTGTGCAACGTGAACAAAGATAGTGCTGAATTTATCGCCTCCCTGGTCCGCAGGGTCTGATATTGAAAACCTGTAAATGATTGCATCGTTTGGAATTGTTGTAAGGTCTTGAAATTTCAGTTGTGATTTTGGAAGTAATACGCCTTCAGGTTCCTGAATCCATCCGCCCATCACTATATTATCGTATTCTTTCGGGTCGTCTTCTTTCATTCGTTCATAATCAGCAAGGATATTAGCAGGCATTTTGTCAAGCGTGCAATCCAAATAGCTTGAATGAATATACATCACATTGTCAACAATGCAATTATCACCACCTTCTAACCCTTTTTTCTCGAAAAACTCCTGAAATATCCAATGTTCTTTTGTTGTTGGGTTTAAAATAAGTATTGATAGGTTTCTTTTTTCAGTTTCACGTATTGAGTAAAATATCTTTTTGAATGTTTTTAAGTCGGGCAGTTCTTCGGCTTCATCATTTACAAAGCAGTTGAAGCCTGATAATGATTTTAATATTGCTGTTTGTTGTCCTGAACCTGGCTTGATTCCTTTGAATGATATTCTGTTTTTCCCGTATTCAATATGCGTTTGAGTGTCTTTTACTATTTCTTTGATACCTAACAACTCTATTTTGTTGGATAGTTCTGGCTTAATTGAATCTACTATTGACGCGCTTGTGTAGCGTGTGTATAGTGTACTCCAGCCATAAGCTAAAGCATACAAGGCAAATATTGAAACTGTGTAGGATTTAAGGGAGTAACGTCCGCCTGTTATTATTACAGTATCTACAAGAGGGTGTTTTCCGTCTATTAATTCGAATAACGGTTTGAATTTAGGCGCAATATTAAAAGTATCAACCTTCATTTAAATCGTCAAATACTAATTTTGGGAGTGTTATTGGTAGGCCGTTGGTTGTAAGGTCTATTTTTGTTGTTTCATTGTAACCCATCATACTATTAATTTCTTTTAATGCAGCAACCTTTGTACTATCAGGCTCTGCTTTAGTTGCCATACCAATCAATATTTTTAGATTTCCGAGTTTGCTTATTCCGGCTTCTTCTTCTAAATTGTTTTTAATTAGGTTGATATACTGTCTAATGTGTAGTTTTGCTAAGTTTTGTGATGCTATTTCTCTTGCTGATGTTTCACTATATCCAGCTTCCCTTGCTGACCTTGCGCCGTTCCAGTCTATTATGTACTGATGGCAGAATATACGCTCCTTTTCAGTTAGCTTTTCTTGTAGCTCTTCGAGGGTGTATTGTATTTCATTGTTAGGATCCATTACTTTTTCTTTGGATTTCCATTCTCATCCAACTTTATACGGTCTGCTATTGTTGGGTCTATTTCGTCTATTATCATTAATAGATTTTCAAGCCTAAGCCAATATGTGGCTGTTTTGGCTTCTGTAATTTCTGAAATTTGTTCAATTAATTTTTCCATTGTTTTACATTTATGTTTTAAAAATAGGGTGGCAACACCTGGCGGCATTCAGCCACCCCTTCAATAAAACAATAAGCAAATATACACTATTTTTTTTAATATGCAAATTTAAATAGTATTTCAATTTATTCAATGTTTGTTTTTGAATTTTTGAAAATCTAATAGTTTGTATTTCTGTATATTGTTTCATTTTTGTAATACAAAAACTGCATATATAAACGAGTTACCACCAATTATAAAAAGGTGCAGTGTGTATCTTGGACGTTTTTAACTGAACCATCTGGCATTATTATACAAAATGATAATCCACCTGTATTTAATGTTGTCGCTCCATCAGTAGTTCCAAGCAATTCGCATTTTTGCTCTTTATACATTACGTATCGTTTTTCTGTTTTTGTTGATTGTATTGCATCGCATAATGATTTTGTCATTAATCCTAATGCTTCAACTGATTTATCGAAAACCTTTGCAATTAATTTTTCTTGTTCTGTCATGATTTTAATCTCCTATTTTAAGTAAATAATAAATAACTGGTGGTAACACCGTATATAAAAAATAGCGGTTTTAGTGCTGTTTGCAAGGTTTGTACTCGTATTATCGTTTCTCATAGTTTGATAGTTTTGTGCTTCGTAGTCCGCTACTTTTCATATACGAAACGTTAGGGGCAAGCATAAGAACCTGCCCCGTTGATACTATTTCGATGGGCAAGGAGAACATGCACCTTTTTTCTCTCCTTGCACATCTCTTTCGGAAATTCCATCGCTGATGATTTCTATTTGAGCCTCGTCAAAATAGATACTATCAATTGGTTTTCCATCTTTCAATTCTTGCGGTTGAATGCAATAGCGGTTACAACCAGTTAAAAACTCACATCTTGCGGTTAAGATGCCTTTGAAACCTGTAATTTTGTCTTTGGCGATTTGCCCTAATTCTAATGTAAACATATCTTTAAAGTATTAAATGCCAGCCCCTAACACTGTATATAG